ATTTATTATTAATTATACTACAGTTAACGCTGATAATATTTCATTTGAAGTTGGCACAACCTCTAGTGCAGAAATGGACCCTGTTTGTTTTTCAGCCGACAAACTAAAAGAAGTATTAGTAGCAAATCGAGGAGATAATGGAGAATTAAAAGTATCTCCAGATGGCTTAGCTCGTATTGATTTTACGGGTTCCGATTTTGAATCTACTTATTGGTTAGTAATGCTTCAGAACTAACATGTTAGTAAAGATAGTAAATAAATCAAGCAATACACTTCCTCAATACGAAACCGGGGGAAGTGCCGGCTTAGATGTAAGAAGTGCAGAAAATGTTACTATTGCCCCTGGTAGTAGTCAATTAATTAAAACTGGTTTATTTATAGAAATTCCGTATGGTTACGAAATACAAGTGAGACCGAGATCAGGTTTAGCTTTAAAACATGGCATAACCGTATTAAATAGTCCAGGCACTATTGATTCAGATTATCGTGGAGAGATTGGTGTCATTTTAATTAATCATGGTCAGAATACATTTGAAATAAAATCGGGCGATCGAATTGCCCAACTAGTTATGGCAAAAATAGAACATATTGCGTGGCAAGCAGTTGGTGGTTTTGATTCTGGCACTAAACGTGGAAATAAAGGGTTCGGTTCAACAGGTAAATAAAAAATATGTTTAAGCAACAAGAAAATACACTTTGGGTTGAATCTTTTAGACCCGATACATTAGAAGGTTATATTGGCAATGAACACATCATTGAAAAGGTTAAAATTTTCATTGAAAACGGCGATGTACCGCATTTGTTATTTTATGGTTCAGCTGGTACTGGTAAAACTACCTTGGCAAAGATTATTGCAAATAGCGTGGATGCTGACTTAATGTATATCAATGCATCAGATGAAAATTCAGTAGACGCAGTTCGAGATAAGATTAAACGATATGCATCAACAGTAGGCTTCCGTCGTTGGAAAATTATTATTCTAGATGAAGCTGATTACTTGACACCAAATGCGCAAGCAGCTCTACGCAACTTGATGGAGACATATAGCAAAACAACCCGCTTTATTCTTACATGTAACTATGTAGAAAAAATTATCGATCCAATTCAATCCCGTTGTCAAACATTTGCAATTACACCTCCAAGCAAAACAGATGTTGCAAAGCGTTTAGTTACTGTATTGGAAGATAAAGGTGTTGAATATGATATCAAAGACGTAGCTGCAATTATCAATTCATCATATCCAGACATTCGTCGTGCAATCAATGCATCACAAGCATCTGTAGTTAATGGAAAATTGCAATTGGATAAAGCAAGTGCTATTCAGGCAAATTATATGACTGAAATTTTAGAAGTATTAAAGAATGCTAAAGACAAAAAGGCATCATTTAATAAAATTCGGCAAACTATTGCAGATAGCAAAGTAAAAGATTTTACTCCGTTATATACATTCCTTTATGACACATTAGATGATTGGGGAACTGGTCATGTAGCCACATGCATTTTGATTATAGCAGAAGCACAATATAAAGATGCATCAGTTGTAGATAAAGAAATTAATATCATGGCAATGTTTGTTAACTTGTTAGGCGAAATCTAATGGCAGAAGCATATCATAAAGATTTAGTATCCATTGTATTTAAAACATCGAATCGTAGCAATGCGAGGACTAAGATAAAAACTTTTCGTAATAAAAGTATTGATGACATCTTGAATGCTAAACGAATAATCGGTATCCCAGATAATGCAATTATTGTAGAAATAGGAATGGGAAGTAGATTGGAAGAACAATATCGTAAAAAATACAATTTATAATGGCAGAAGAAAAAAAGAAGGCAGCTACAATGTTTGATTTCATTGATGGCGTAACTCATAAAAAGAAAGACTGGTCACAATGGTCTGATATGGATCAAAAAGCATTTAGTCCTTTCATGATGAATCGATTTTTGTCAATGCGAATGGAATTGACAGAGTTGATCAACGAATTTCAAACATATACAATTGGATTATTGCGACCGCAAGAGACATATAAGTTGTATCATGAACTATTGCCAAATAACAAAGCATTTTCAAAATACATAAAAGGCAAATCAGAAGATAAGTATGAAAAGGGTTTAATCAACCAAATTGCAGAACATTATCAGATAGGTAAGTCAGAAGCTGTTGATTATATTGAATTAATGAACAAAGAAACCTTGGATAGAATCATTTCTATGTATGGTTATTCAGATGGCGACAAGAAAAAACTATTGAAAGGAATCAAATGAGCGTAAATACACAAGACCATTATAAAGGTCCTTATTCACTCTACAAATTTGCAGAGGATTTCAAACTTAATTCATATGAATTTGATATCATTAAACGCATTGTAAGGTGCCGGCATAAAGGATCTTTTCAACAAGACTTAACCAAGACAAAGGATTTAATTGATATTTATCTTCGTGAACACTTGGATTCTAAAAAATAATTTCTTATAATATAAAAAAATATAAGAAATGGCAAATCATATTTATTCATTATTAGAAGTAAAGTTTAAAACGGTAGATGATACTTCGAGATTCTTAGAGTGGATTGAATTAGAAACTGATTCGGAAAAATATCCAGAGAATTCAACTTACTTAAGTCGAATGGAGGCATGCTCAAATTGTTTGTTTGAAAGTCTTTATGATGGCACCGAAGATACAAGAGATTGGTGGCTTGAAAATGTTGGTGCTAAATGGTGCTATTTAGATGATGTAGATTCGTCTGATGATACAGTTTATCTATCATTGGTTAGTGCGTGGGACTTCCCGGAAGGCTTGTTTTTTAAATTAAGCGATTTTCTTAGAGAACAGTATGCAGGAGCTAAAATGGAAGGAACCTTTGAAGATGAAGGTTATTGTTTCATTGGAGCATGTGCTGCAAATCAACAATTCCGAGACATTGAATATTTCCATCCAGATGAAGAATATTTTGAAGATCCAAATTACAGAGATGAAGATGATTGTTGGACAGATGCTTTCTTCGAAGAAATGTCTAACAAAAAAGATGAATTGTTAGATGAAGTTTTATCATTTACAGAACAAATAACAGAATAATAAATAGCTCGGCAGAAATGTCGAGCTTTTTTTGTGTTCTTGAATTATTTTTCTTATATTATAAGTATGAAACAAGGACAATACATTGCACCGATATACCGTTTATCACTTCGTGATCCAGAGACGGTTCCTAGAAAGATATCTTATTCACAATGGTCAATGTATGAGCGATGTCCATTGTCTTGGAAACTTGCCTATATTGACGGTTTGGCTCCATTTCAAGCATCAATTGATACGACATTCGGAACAGCATTTCACGAAACATTTCAGCATTTCTTAACGGTAATGTATACCGAATCTGTTAAGAAAGCAGAGAATCTAGATTTTCGTAGCATATTGCAAAACAAGCTTCGAGAAGAATATGTACGTTGTGTTGCAGATATGGGTGGAGAACATTTTTCGAATCCTTTGCAATTAGCAGAATATTTAGAAGATGGAGTTGCAATATTAGAATGGTTCAAGAAACGTCGTTCTGCATATTTTTCTAGCAAAGGTTGGGAACTAGTTGGTATTGAATTAGATTTATGTGTACAAGCATCAGACACAAATCCTTCAGTATATTGGTATGGTTTTATTGATGTTATTATGCGCCATGTTCCAACTAATAGAATTGTGTTATATGATATCAAAACATCACGCCAAGGTTGGAATAAATATCAAAAAGCAGATAGCTTAAAAGCAGCACAACTAGTTGCATATAAGAATTATTTTTCTAAACAATTCAATGTTCCCAAAGACAATATTGATGTTGAATTCTTTATTGTGAAACGCAAAATGATTGAAGATTCAATGTTTCCTCAAAAGCGTATACAAAATTTCAGACCATCATCTGGTTCAGTTACACAAAAGAAAGTGCAACGACAAATTGATGCATTTGTTGAACAATGCTTTGATGCAGAAGGCAATAAGAATGCTGAAGCAAAATATCTTGCAATATCTGGCAAAGGTGATAAGAATTGTAAGTATTGCTTTGCAAAAGAGCTTTATGATGTATGCCCTAAAGAAAACAGAATCCGCGAATAACAATATTTACAAACTTTACAATATATTTATATTAAAAGGTAGATATGAGTGAATTTAAATTTGAATCTGAATATAGCCGGGTTTGTCCGCAATGTAGTGATTTAATTTTTCATAAAAATCAAAGAGCATTAAATCAAGCTATACGAACTGGAAGTAAACCATGTAAAAAATGTACAGCAAAAAATCATTATGAAAAATGCATACAAAATGGCACTTGGAACTTATCAAATAAAGGATTAACAATAAAACGAGATAAACCAAAATTTTGGAAACTTTGTCCAACAATTAATTGTAATGAATTAATGGGTTATACTACGTTATATAAATTGAAACAAAATCCAACAACTGTTTGTAAAAAATGTGCAAGAAATACTGATGAAGTAAATGATAAAATACGCAATTCAATAAAAAATGAATCGGTAGAAACGAAACGGAAAAGACGTACCTCAGCAATTAAACGATTACAAAAATCAATTATTGATGGAAAAATGTTGCAACCAAACTACAATATATCATCGATTGCAATCCTAGAAGCAAAAGCTATAGAATTAGGTATTACTGATTTAATGCATGCAGAAAATGGCGGCGAATTTCATATTAAAGAATTAGGATAT